GTCTCTCCTTGGATACCTTGCGGACCTTGAGGACCAGTAGCACCAGTTAAGCCAGTCTCTCCTTGGATACCCTGTGGTCCTTGAGGACCAGTAGCACCAGTTAAGCCAGTCTCTCCTTGGATACCCTGTGGTCCTTGAGGACCAGTATCGCCAGTTAAGCCCGTCTCTCCTTGGATACCTTGTGGACCCTGAGGACCAGTCTCTCCTTGGATACCTTGCGGACCTTGAGGACCAGTAGCACCAGTTAAGCCAGTCTCTCCTTGGATACCTTGCGGACCAATGGGACCAGTTGCATAATCTAAAGTAGACCATTCGCTGGACCCATTTCCAATCTTAAATTTTTCAGTATCAGTTTCAATCCCAAGTTCGCCAACAGCGAGGATTGGATTGGCTGATGTCCACTGCGCCGCTGTTCCACGGCGAAGTTGAATAACTACTGCCATTAAACTCCTCCTGCATCAAATGGGGCAATACCACCATAGTTTGTATCTGGTTCGCCACCATCAATATTGCCAGCGGCAAGTAACGATCCTCCACTAGGCTGCGCTGCTTCCCACCGTTGATTTGTTGTACTGTAGGTTAATACATCTCCATTTATTGGCTCTGGAATGTAAACGTCTGACAACTCTTCTAGTTCATTATAGTTGTGAATCTTAACAAAGATACTTCCAGCTCCACCACCAGCTGATTTAACAACCCAACCTACAAATGTACCATGATTAGGGGCAGTTGGTAAAGATGTTTGCCAACCCCCAGCAACCGTACTGCTTAGATAGATTGGTTGACCACTTGAATAGATGTTGGTATTTAATCCTTGTAATAGACCGTAAACTTGAATATAACCATCATCTCCGTGTGCAAGATTTTCACATGCCAAGCCAACAGTTGGAGCTGATGTTGCTTCTGAAGTGGCAATAGCCTTGGTTACTTGTAAGGTATCTGTTCCCTGAGAACCAGATACATATACAATGTCACCCTTATTAATAGTTACGTTAGACGAATTGTGAACTCTTTGATAAAGTCCAGTACCTAAGTGAAACTCAACCCCATTGGTCGTTTGTAGAATGGCCGTATGGTAATCTGTATCCCAAGATAACTCACCAGGATTTAAAGTTGGGTCTGTTATCGTCGTGTCTAACGTAAGCGAACCAGTGTTTACACCAGTAACGGTAATGTTATCGGTAAGGCCAACAATGTAAGAAGAACCTGTAGATGTAACTACAATTTCGTTTTCTGTTCCACTAACAGTAACACCGCCAGCACCAGCTGGTGCGGGAACCCACGAAAGATCTGCATCACTCCAAGTTAATACTTGACCATTTGTTGCCGTTCCCTGTCTTAAAGCCGAAACGGGATGCGTATGCGTCTTTAACGTTAAGGAGATGTCAGAAAACTTTTTATTGATCGGGTCGTTTACGTTTGGTCTCATTTTTATTCATAGCCTTATATGCTCTGTTTAGCTCTGGATCCTTTGCCCTAAGATAGGCAACTACCTCCTTAAGCTCTGTAGAAGATTCATCGTCAAGTGCTTCCCTAAGAAGCTTTGCCTCTTCTTTCTTTGCTTCTGGAATAAAGCCAAACAGTTTTCTAGTTACTGTACCAAGGCCAAGATACCAAGCTCCTATCACAACAGCTACAATCAACGCAGTCCACAAACCAAGCTCAATTAGTTCCTGCCACTTTGGAGTAGCATCAACTACTTGCGAGGTTTGTAAGATCGTGTCTTTGGCTTTCTCAAGGATCTCGGTCTGTTGCGAAATCCCTTGATGGGATCTTTCGACAATTTCTCTGAGTCTTGGTGGAGTTTGTTCTGTTGCTTCGATGATTCCTTCATAGTTAGTTATTGCTTCTTGAGCTAGGTCTTGAATATCAAATGAGTTTGTTTGAATTCGTTTTACCTGACTACAACTGCATAAAACTAGTAGTGTCATCATTATCATCAAGATGCGGTATGTTGTCACTACGAACCTCCGATCCTCTAACAAGCGATAACGATAGCGATTGCAAATAATTGCGTATGTCGTGAACGTGTCTTTCTAACTTGCTAATTCTGTTATCAAGGCTTTTGTTTTCATATACCTTGAGTTGACTTAATGACTTGATCTCGCCTTCTAACCTAGCAAGTCTACCAGCTAGCCAAACAGCACAGCCTACAAGCGGAATTACAATGGAACCAATGACGGCTAGAAGTGCTTCAACCGTCATAGTGTCACCACGCCAGCCATTTCTAGTTTAATCGCGATTGCGTGTGTAGACGTAACGCTTGGATCAATTCCTGGGGGTACAGATCTAACAATATCATATCGCCAACCAGTTCCAGATCCGCTATATGTGTCGTAGGTTGGTGATGGTCCTGATACAATTGGGGAAGACACACCAAGTGTTAGAGTAACACCAGCAGCAACCCTAACAAAGAAGGTTCCACAAGTAACTCTATAATCAGCATCATCACGCCTTTGCTCTCTGGTATAGTAGAAACCAACTGTTTGGGTTCCATTGTTTGTGACCGTAAAGGATTGGCTGGTGCCTGCTCCTGTAATTGCGGTCATCGTGAGCGGACCAAGATTTGGGGGCGTAATCTGCGTTTGGGCAAGTGTTGTTGTTCCGCTCGTAAGATTGAACTGACCATAGCTTACAGTATTTGATACCGTACTATGGCTATACAAGGTCTTTCCAGAGGTCAGATCGACATCATCGCCAAAAATTGTCTTGCCTGTTACACTCAACGATCCTTGATTGCTTGCATTTGTAGCCTTAACTATAATTCCACTGGTTGAAGAGTTGGCCTTGACTGTAATTCCACGACTATTTGCAGTATCATCAGCAAGTACCTTTACATCATAGCCAGTACCAAGCATTGAGTTTGATAGAATACCAGCTGTAAAAGTTTTCTGTCCAGCGATTGTTTGGTCATCCGCAAGCGTTGCAATTATGTTTTTTGATCCTACACTCAGTGATGATACATCTAGTTCGGGATGGACTGTAACGGCTGTGTTTGTAATAGAGATACCGTTTTTCTTGACATTGGATCCATCTCTAGCCTTAAGTCTTAGTGTGCTGGAGGCACCCGTAGATGCTATATCAGCGGAACCGCTAAGTAAAACATCTGCTTGGAATGTCTGATCTTCCACAAAGGTTTGTTCGTTTCCAGTAGAAACGTTACCAGCCGCCGTGTCCCAAGTTGTACCGTTCCATACACCAAGCGATGAATTAACGGTATCATACCAAAGAAGACCAGTATCATCCGCATGAGGGGTTGGATCTGATGCGTGATAGAAGATTCTACCAGCCTTATCAAGAACACCCCTCTCATTAAACATATTAAGTATGACACCCGTGCTATCCTCGAATGTAAGATAGGTTAACGGAGTTTCATCTTGTCGAATCTTTAGTGTACGAGTTGTTGCATTCCATCTCAATCCCGTGCCTGAAGGGGTTAAATTGTTTATTGTATTATCGGTATTAACAAGAAAAACAATTTCTTTGTTATGATTCACTGAGTTGTCTAGACCAGCCTGCGAAAGAGTTTGCACGGTCCATGAATTATCGCTAGTAGTATACTTCCAGGTAAGAGAACCCTCTGTGTAAGGCTCGTTATCGGCTGGACTTGTTGGAAAGCTAATTGCCATGTTATGATACTCCTAATACTGGTGCTGACATATCTACCCAAAAGCCAACACCATCTACGGGAAAGGCGGGGGATTTAGGAAGCCAGATATATACGCGACCGTTTGTAAGGCTGTACCAGATAGAACCAAACTCAAACTCTAATGTTGAGGGAATCCACTGTGGACCCACCTCTTGTGCAAAGAATGTTCCACCAAGTTCTCCAGATCCAATTTGAAGTTGGCTTGGAAGAATCTTTCCATCAAGACCAAGAGTGGCAATTCCAGTAGCAACGCCAAGTTGTGTGGTTACGTTTAGGTCAATCTGATCATCGACGTAATCCTTGTCTGCATAATTCGGATCATCAGATCTCGGTACAAGATCAAGGGTGTCGTGAATTTCCTGAATGGCACCAAGCAGTTGGGCTGTATTGACATTGAACTGCGATGCCGTTAGTCTTGTACCAGTAAGCCACGTAACTAATGGAGAAGAATAGACTTGCTTTCTAAACACTCTAATCTTTTCACCAGCAGCTATGGGCGGAAGATATACTGTAGTGCCGTTGTCTAAGGTTACGGCATAATTCTCTGGAATAGTAATTTCAGTGATGGTATTAGTCGCCTCATCAATAGTAATCCACGATGATTGAACAAGTCCAAGTGCCCTGTATTCCCTTGTGCTTACATTGGATAGACCAAGCAGTGTTGGTACGTCCTTTCTAAATACAGAAATCTGATCCTGTATATCGAAAGTATCCAAGAAGTCAATGGGTGCATAGGATACTGGGACTTCGTAATTCGTATCGAAATACGTATTTGTTAAGTCTGTATTTGTCGGCATGTTACCTCTTTGAGGAATTCTTTCTGTTAAAGATACTTCTAAATTCTATCTGCGTGATGTTGCACGGAGACGGTGTATCGTTGATGATGTCAATCACGGTATCCTCAGATACCCCAAAGATCTTCGATACGAAGATTCCATCGACATCGATATACCCAGAGTCTGTTAAATTCGTTGCCGAAAACTCAGACTCAAGTGGATTAGTTCTATTCAATCTGGTTGCTACAACCTTATAGGAACCAGTATTGTGGTGTCTTGTTGTCATTGTCTTGAGATTTAAAACGCCTTCAACAACTTGATTATCTGCTCTATATAGAACGGTTGACAATCTAGCAAGCATTCTAAAACCAACACCAACATACACGGCTTTTCCATAGTATTGTGTAATGTCGATCCCACCGTAGTAGAAAATTGATTGACCAGCCGAGTTTTCTCTCTCAGTAAGTTCAATCATTTCTCCTTCAACCCAAAGATATACATTTCCATCTGGAAGAATATATGGAATCGTGATTTGTTCCGTTTCTTCATTTATACTACCAGCTGATAAAGTAAAGCAAAGCATTCCGTCAAGTCGAGGTACGTCGACGTCTTCTCGCTCAAGTAGATTCTTATAGATAAACCATCTATCGCCATCAGTACTTGTCTTTACAACAGCATACAGGTAGTTATCCCATACATTGATTGAGTATGCTTCGACATCCTGTGGAAGTACATATCTCCAGAATGCAGACTGTACAATCTCATTGCTAGAGAATCTGTTTCCGTAGATATAAATGTTCTGCTTTGCATCAGCATCTACAGCAATGACATAGTTTTGAGACGTGGCAACACATATAGAACCTATGTTTGTTGGTAGGTAGTCTGGAATTGTTGATGACAACTCTAGTGCCGTGTTAAATTCTCGACTGTCTGCATTAAAGTAAACATATAGTCTCGATGGTGCATAGAAGTAAATCTGCGAACCAAGCGTTACTGGGTCGGTTCCCTCGAGAGTTGTGTAGAATGTTGTGCTTGAAATCTCTGCCGTTAACGGAGAGATGACGTTATCATCTCCCTTAAGTTCAAACTGAACGCTACCACGGCTGTTGATAAACATATACTTATTGAACGGCAACATTGCCGTGATCTCTGAGTAGGTGTTGCTTGCTGCACGAATGTCAATTGGATCTATGTATGTAATGTTTGACGGATCATCAAGCCATAGATTCTCGAGGTCTCCAAGTCTACTGGAGAATACTACATCTCGCGCAGAGAAGAAGATTCTATCTCTGAAGTTGCATAGTGAGTTGATCTCGACATGCACAGCCTCGTCATTTTCCATGAATGGAGACGGTCCTGGGTTTGAGTCTCTGTCTCCATTTAGTCTTGGTGTCCAATCAACTGGCTGAAGAGTCCATCCAGTATCCGTATAGGTAAGACGCTGAGGCATTCTGTTCTTGTCAATGACGGAACAGTAGTCTGGAGTTCTAACACGCTGGGTATAGGGCACACCAGCGCCGTCAACCGCAGGACCACTATGCGCCGTGGACTCTAGACCCTCTGGAAAGGATACAATTCTATAGTATCCAGATCGCATTTCAAGATATGGTCCATCGCAGAAATAGATCTTTCCATTTCCATCGATGGTTCCTGCATACTCTGTCTTGCTGTCATACAGCAACTTGAGCATGTCTGCTGCACTTGTGTCTGAGGTGTCTGGATTTCCGTTGTTTGCAAACCAGTCATTTAGGTCTGGTGGAAATCTAAGTTCATTGAAGGCTGCGACTGATTGTCCAAGCCACGGAGATTCAAAGTCTCCATAGATGAAGTCTTCAACTGGAATGAACTTGTTAGTTAGATTTGGATCCTTAGTAAGAGCAGCTGGAAACGAAGCATCATAGTAAAGACGGCTATCTCCACTTACCTTGCTTACTTTAGCGGAGGTAAAGTATGTAACCTTTGCTCCAATTACATCATCAATATCGGTTTCTGCTCCAGTAAAGTCAACTGTCTTTCCAGAAGTTCCAGATGTGAATCCAGCCTTTACTGCTGTGTTTAGAAACAGAAGATTCAATCCAGTCTGCAGTGTCTTGAGCGTCTTGTCGCTTGAGTAAACGACATAATCTCTACTTACTCTGGATAGAATGCCGTTTGCTAAAGCCTGATCGTAGACCGCCTTTGTGTTGTTATCTCCATAGGATGCTGCAGCTACCTTTACTGGATATCTAACATCATCGCTATCGATAGATGCCGTATCGGCATCGTCTACAACGGCAAGATCAGCATCCGTTGGATCCCACTGGTTGGCGGGAGTTACTGATGTCCACGAATTGTCTGATACCTTCATAATATAGATAAGATTTGCTGCTGGATTTACAGCACTTCTATCTACGATAATTAAAAAGCGTCTTTCTCTATCTACTTGAAACCACACAAACTCTGGTTTTGCCGACGATGGCAGAAAGCTTAGGTCATATCCTCCGCTTCCAGACAACACGGTAAAGCCAGGTCTCTTTTCAATTGATCTTTCCAAGGTAACTAGACAGTTGTCCAGCTCCTCGGCTTCAAATGCCGTTCTTCTGGAAGCTGGCTGTCTGCTCACCCCACCACTTAGTGTTGGAATTGAGATGATAGCTGGTTGCATTACAGTCCTCTTCGTCTATAGTTTGTCCAGTTAGTATAGGGATATCGATATGTCGAGTACCTAGCGTCTGGATTAACTTCAAAAATGTTTCTGTTCTTGTCGGCTGAATCGCTCTGCTTTGCCTTGATTCTAGACATAAGCTGGAATTCAGCAAGGCTACGATCAGCATCCGAATCACCCTGAACGAGCATCTGATATCGACGCATAGCGTCACCAAGAATAGACCTCTGCGCTGCGGTGTCAAGTTGTTCCCACTTAAGTAGGAAGATGACATCGACAACATACTCCTCATTGACATTCCATATGTCGGTGGAGTCGGTCATATTGAATAGCTTTGCTGGAGATGTCTCTGTAAGCCTTGCCTGAATGACGTAGTTGTCTTCATTGATGTGCTTGCTTACGAGAGTTGCGGAAATTACTCCAGCGTAATCATCCGTTGGATTTGTGATAAAGATGTAGCCATCATTATCTGGAGTGTATACCTTACGAATCTTATTGTCATTCTGTCCCTTGATCTGATAATCTAGGGATAATTGATCCAATAGAAATTCAGAGATACCTGTGTCAATCCCCGATGCTTCTTCGAGATCTGACACTAGGCTTTCTCCAGCTGATAGCAGCATCATATTCACTGCGTCTAGTCTAGTTAAATAACCCATAGTGTTTTCCTTATATGTTGGGGAGAAAAACCACACTCCCCCTTTCGGGGGAGCATGGCTGTACGACGATACCGTGGGTATCGAAGAGATTTAGGATCACCTCCTTCAAAAGCGGACAACAAGCTGTGAAACAAACACGTTGTCTTGCCCTCCTTTCCTGTTGAGGTGAAGTTAGATCTGAACTTAGGCGTATGGGAAGTCGTTTGCTGCGGTCTCCACGTACTCGCGGGTAAGACCAGCGATTTCGCGAAGCATTGCGCGGGCCATAGCTGCCTCTGAGCCACCGCTTCCTGCACCATCAACTTGTGCAAATACCGCACCAGCACTGGTGAATAGCTTGTTATCAGCCTGATCCCAGGCCGTGTCGGTATCGGTATTGGTTGCGGTTGGACCAACGAGAACAGCCGCGCACTCTGGACGAAGAACGCCAGTGCCGTTCATGCTGCTAGCAACAGTGAAGGTGGTGTTTCGGCGGATGTCATCGACGGTGTCGACCTTGAGACCCTGAAGCTTGAGTGCAGCAACAGCGCCTCTCTGGAAGACAACACCAACAATACCAGCGTTGCCGTAGCTGAGGTTATAACGAGCCTCGCCAACTGCGCCAGCAGTGTAGTTGCTGACTGGAAGGTGGTTGCTCTTGATGATCTTTGCGCCCATGTAGTCGAGGCTGTCCATGAGGCCGTTGAGACCCTGGGAGAGCTGTGCGCCAAGGCCACCAGCCTGAGCAACGCCACCGAACATTGGCTGTAGGTAGTTTGGATTTGCCGCGTCGGTACGAGCAACACCAAGGGCACGAATGTCCTGGAATGCGCGTGGAGTTACGGCAAGGTAAACGCCTTCGGTTGGAGCGTTGATGGTCTGGAGGTAGACAAGGAAGTCCTCGACTGCCTGAAGAGCCTTGAGTGCAGCATTGGTGCGCTCGTCGCTGGTGCCAACTGAGATCTGATTGCCAAGGAACTCGAACTCTGGTGCAATGAATACTGGACCAGTTGGAACACCGCGTGGGTCGGTGAGTGAGTATGAGCCAGCATCGTTGGTGCCTGACCAGTTGAAGTCTTCCATACCAGCACGGGCGATGTATGCAGCAATCTGCTTGTCGCGGGTGTTGGCAAGGGTAAGACCAGCCTGACGTGCGAGTTCTGAGCGGAACTCCCACTGGGTCTGCATGAGGTCGACATTGTCCATCTCAAAGTGTGCTGCGATTGGACGCTTGTCAAGCTTGATAGCAATGGTGGTGCTGACTGAGTCGGTACCGCCAGTAAGCTCTTCGCCTGCTGCCCATGCTGGCTTGAGGTTTACGGTGCCAGTGAGTGGGAACTCCATTGAGACACCGCTTGAAATGGTTCGGCTCTCAACGAGAGACTCGAACATGTTGTATGCATCGTATGCGTGCATGACTTCGCCTGACCAAACTGAAAGCCAAAGCTTGTTTGCTCCGGCGATTGGTCCTGAAATGCCTGCATCAACGTTTGAGCGATAAACTAGATCGCCTGCTGCGAGATCTGGATATGCCATTGTCTTCTATTCCTTATTGTAATGAATTAAAGTTTGTCCGCGACATTCTGGTTTCTACCTGTGCGCGGAATTTTGGGTCCGAAGCGAAGCGAGGATCGCTACGCTCTGTATAAAATTCGGACTTGCTGGTGTACGGACCCGTTGCACTAGCCGTTGCCGTTGCCGCGCCAACCTTCGTGCCACCAACCTTTGGTGGTTCATTCGCGGTTGTCTTTGGCTTTGCTGCGTCGTACTTGGCCTTTAGACCAAGAAGTGCAACTTCCCAAGAAGGTGTAGCCAGTGCTGCATTGACGGCCTTTTGATCGGCTTCGGTCAGATTCTTACTTGCCCAATCAAATACTCTGGCAAGTTGATCCTTTCCTCCAATCGCCTGTGCCGCCTTGTCATAGGCTAGCGAGAGACGGGCCTTCTGTCCCTCAAGGTAGTCGTTGATCACATAGTCTGGTAGCTGCGTCTTCTGCTTGATTGCCGCAAGAGACTCTTCGGAAAGAGTGCCGTTTACGGTAAACTCAGTAGAGTAGGCTGTCCATTCATCCTGTGTCAGCGAGACTTCCTTTGTCTCTCTGGTCGCTGGCTCTTCAACCTTTGGCTTGTCTGGAATCCGCAGTTCCTCTGGAATCACTGGAATTGGATCTTCCTGTGGTTGCTCCTGAGCCGCAGTTTCGACTGGCTGTGAGGGTTCAAGCCGCTTCTTTAGTTCTGAAATCTCCTGTCTTGCCTTTGTATACTCTCCCTGTGCGCTCTTGAGGGCGGTAAACCAGTCTTGAGCGGACTTGAAGTTAGAGGGAATATCGATGTTGTTTCGTGTCACGTGGGTTTCAAAGGCAACCGCCTCGCGGTCGACGGGAGTTGAAACCTCGGATTGTTCAGCAACTGGCTGAGTCGTTGGTTCGATGTTGTCTGACATTATTTATCCTTAACTGATGGTACAAGTAAATGTATCGATTATGGTGCTTGTTGGAACGTCGGTAATAGTGAAGGTGTCAACACCAGAAGAGCTTGCAAATTTCTTTGTAAATCCTACGTATTGTCCAGCTGTTGCGGTAATGGCGTCACCAGATGCAAAATCGGTCCATGTCGCATCATTTAAAATATAATCGTCTGGCCTAAAAAGTGTATTGGAGACCTTATAGGCGGCACTAGAATACGTGTTTTTGGTATAAGTTACTCTTGTATTTAAACCACTAGTTACCCGTACAACGTTGTTTGGCTGTAGTGAGAACACTACACCAGTAATGTTTTTCCAATCATAGGATGGAGCAATATAGTCACCAACCGCTGGGATGGTTAGTATTCTTTCATCTGGCTTGTTACAACCAAGTTTAGTTAGAATACCCTTTACAACCTCTTTGGCATCATCAAGTGAATTGAATTTACCAACATAAACTGAATGATTTACCTTTAAAGATACTTGTCCATCCGAATTAGTAATATACTCTACGCGATGCAGATATGGAATATCAACCATTGCGCCTAAAGAGCGTAATGTACTCATTGCATTATTTCTCCAAGCAGCTGTTCCTGAATTGCTGGATCTTGTAGCGCGGTCTGTGCTGCACCGCCAACAGCCTGAGCAACACCCTGTCCCATAGACTGGGAAATGCCCATCTGTGTCTGCATATTTTGAGCCTCTTGACGCTCCGCTCTTACTGTTTCCTCATCCTTTACCCAAAGTCTTGGATCAAATCCAAGCGAAGAGATCAACGCTCCAGCATATGCGTCCCATCTAAAGGTAGCTACTGCTTCTGGAGGTAGGTTTCTAACCATCTCTCCAAGCTGCATGAGCTTCTGTAGATCAGAGTCTCTGCTAAGAGCCTGAAGTCCTGTGATTATCTGGGTATTTAAGGTGCCGTCTTCAGCAAAGAACTGCTCTTCCAGACCTGGGTCAAGCAGACCCTTGTCAATCATAAGAACAATTGTTCTGGCAACAATCGGTTCCATTAGAGTTCTTGCAATAGACGAGAATGCTCCACCAAGAACTGTTTCCAGTTCCGATCCGATCATTCTTACGGCTGTTGCCGTAACTCTATCGCCAGAAGGAATGGCCTGAGCGGCGGTAAGGAATGCCTGACCAACCTCTCTACGCATCTCTTCTACTGCACGGGATGCCGATTGAACCTGTGGGTTCATTGTTGCCGCTGGAGTAATCGTGAAGATGTCGCCAGATCGTGCGGATACAAACGATCCATTACGATATGGAGCAACATCGTCTACTTCAGTTACACCAGTTGGATCAATACCGATCCAGAATGTGGAGGACGCGGCAAGACCATCAACCAAAGACTTGGTATATCCCTCGAGAGACATGAGATCTCCGTAGATATCCTCGCAATGTGACCGTCCATAGTTCTCACCAGGAAGCGCAAGCCATCGAAGTACTGCAAATGGAGGAACAATATACTCTCCCTGCGATACAACGTTACCTTCACTATCTTCCTTGGTGTATGTCCACACGCCATCCTGAAGTAGGTACTGACAGTAGAATGTTTTGAATCCGTGTCTGTTATCAAGCTGTGCCTGATCCCAACGAATCTCGTCTGGATCAACCACCTCGTATTCCTGATGGATTACTTCGATGACTTCTCCAGAGATGTTACGTTGAACTACGTATTGATCTAGTCTATACAGGGAGAAGAAGAAGTTATCGTCCATGATCAGCAGGGCATCGCCTGCAATAATTAGTGACTGTAGTGCTTGGTATACAATCTCTCGTAGATTTGTTGAGATCAGCTTTCTATAAACCTGGTATGATAAGGATTCAAGGTATGTTCCAACTTCAGTTGGTGCTTCCGATCCATCAATCATACCAAACTTAAAGAATGGCGTGTCATTCAACGGCATCAGTGCCGATAGGATTCTAGACGCAAGTCCAGTAACCCCTCTACTACCTACGGAATTGTAAGGCTGAGGCAAGGGTCTACCCTCATCCCAGCTATCTGGTGGCATTACCAATGGAATGGTGATCGCCGCACAAGCCCTAGCTCTATTCTTCTTGCTTTCCCGATTCCCATCTAAAAAGTCGAATCGGTATCGGAGATTCACTGTGGTGGTTCTCCGTACTTAAGACCCTTTAGCAGGGCTGCAGAGAAGGCTGAACTAAGCTTTGGTTTTCCAGACTCCTCCTTCTCCTCCTGAGCCTCGCGCTCATCAATGATCTGCTGCTCGGCAGCGTTAATGTCAGCGATTCTCTGAGCCTCTTCGGCGGCAATACGCTCTTTCTCTGCCCTGGCCCGTTCTTCTCGCGCCTGCTCATCGGCAATAGCCTGAAGACGGCGCTTCTCTTCCTGTTCGTCTTGATACTTTCTTTCTTCTAGAAGGGCGGCTTGTCGCTCTGCTGCGGTCATGCCACCATCAATTCTTGGTGAACCCATTATAGAGACCTTTCTGTGTATGCTTTTCGCGGAGTAAACATTCTTTCTGCATATTCTAGAATAGATGCCTTGTTTTCCTCAAACCTTTTGCGTTGTTCTTCCGCATCCTTTTGAGTTTGAGTCTGAAACTTTTCTCTAGCTACAGAGGATTGAGACAGGTAATCTTCTTCAGACAGTCTTGCACCCATAAATGCAATTTGTGTTTTGCCCCAAGGAGTAAGAATATTTCCGCGCCGTGAGGTGGCTCGTTTAATTGAATAATTTAAGTTTCCAAATGTTACAGTTTGCGCAAAATCTGGCTTAAGAAGTTCTTCTGGTGCAAAGCTGCGGCCTACAATGGACAAAATATTTCTACTAGCCTGCCCAAGTTCATACATTTTAACATAATCAGCACCTCTACCTAAGTTACGAAGCCTTCTCATCTCTTTACTTTGTGCCTTATATCTTTCTACCTCTTCTACAAGAAAGCCACGAAGCTGCTCTTCTGCTTTTTGTCTTTGTTGCGTATAGTCTTTTGCTCTTTCTTCATATAGGCTTGAAGTACGTTCATAATACTTCGCAAGAGCGGATTGCTCTGGCGTAAATTCTGCTTGCCTATAGGATGCTATGGCATTTCTAAAATAGTCTTCTGAAACATCTCCTCTTGAGTACTGATCCATCAATCGTGAGATTTCATCTGATGTCATTGTTCTTCTCCTGAAGTTTAACGATTGATTCAAGCTTTGTCACGATATCCTCGCGACCAGCACTATAGGCCATGTCTCTAGCAAGTAACTCAGAGCTTCGATTTGGCTCGTATGGTTGTCTGATTACCATTTCCCGAAGGAGTGGTATCCACTTTGGATCCAGGTACGGATACTTCATTTGCCAATTCCTTTAGTTTAGCTAGTTCTTCGACAAGCGTATTCATGGCCTTGACAAGAACTCGAACGGTTCTGCCAAACTCCTGAGGAGTTACTGGCAGACCCTTCTCGAACTTGATTCTAATTTGTTCTTCGATTTCAATCTTATTCATTTGATCTCACATCCTCCTGCGGTGCAGGCCATGTCGTGTGATGATGTTGTGGTGTCTTCTGCTTCGTACAAAGGAAGCTGACTAAAGTCTACAACCACCTTTGGAAAGGCGTCGTATTCTTCGGCTGTAATAGCCTCGAACGGTGCCTGCTGATATGTGTGTTCACTCTTTGGAAGGAATGAGATACCAGATAGGTGATCGAAGTCTTCATATACCCTTGCACCAAGCCGAAGGAATTCAGCATCGGTGTAGTTGATAGTTACCGATGGCTTGTGTTCGCAATAATAGTCTGCGTAAATTCTCCACAGAATTAGATGCGTCTCGGCATCTAGATCCTGAGTTGTCTTGGCTCCATCAGGTGCCTTCATGGCAAAGGAGAACACGGCGGTTGAGTCTGGGTTGTTGACCTCGTCCTCGCATGGTACTCCTTGATCCTTCATAAGATTGTACAGTGGATCCTTCTTATCAAGCCTGACTCGTCGGATGTAGTGCGGTGCATACTGTGGGTGCAGACCAGACGAGCAACCAGCAAGACAAGATGTTGTGCCCTCTGGCTTCACACAGGTGATTGCCTTGCTTGGTTCAACATCGATCTTAGCTGACCATTGTAGGTTTACATCCTGAGCAACGTCCCGAATATCCTGAAGGAACTGGATCAGCTCATAGGGTGATACAGCACCGCTTGTAAACAGGTTGTCAAAGATGCCAGTCATACTGACACCAAGCAGTCTTTCGTCTTCACAGTTCTGCTTCCATTGTGGGCGCAGATACGGGAAGTAGGTAAACTTAGATTGAACGGTACCGATGATGGTAGCCATTTCAATCTTGCGTCTGATATCCATCTTTGAATCATTCTCTCGAATGACGATGGTCGATAGGTTGCAGAACTCCATTGGTCGAAGGATGATCTCCGAACATGGGTTGGTACCAAGCTTGGTGCCATCTGGTACAGATCGGCCATGCTTTGAGCAAACCTTCTCAAGCGCCTCGCGGTTTAGGATACCACGCTCTCCACTATAGGAGTTGTACAGCGAGGTCCACTCCTCTAGGAAGCGGCCAAGGTTTGGCTTGCTGTTGTATACAGCTGAGTTGTTTGCAAGCGACCGATAGGAGTGTGACTCCCACCAGTTGCCAGACTTGGCATTAGCCATGTCGTGATCGTCAAGATCCGACAGCGAGATCATTGCACTGCGACGAACACCACCAACGATAACTGAGTTGGCAATGACGCAGCAGATGTCGTGACACTCGAGGCTAGAAAGTCTACGACCCTTAGCCTTATTGAAGGTACCAACTAGGAACTTGAACACAGCCTCGAGGGGTGCGGGACCAGATGCTCGACCACCGAAGGTCTTGAGTCTTGCACCCGCTGGTCTTACTAGGCTGCAGTCCCATGTTGGATGGATGCCATTATAGAGATCGTTGATTAGTTCAAGCATGGCATTGCACCAGCCTTCACGGGAATCCTCAACGACAATCTTCTTATCGGTTCTCTTGATTTCCGATGCGATGATCGGAAGCTTGTCAGTGCAGCGGCGTTCGACTGAATAGCCGACACCAGTACCACACATCAGAATATACATAAGCTCTGAGAATGCCTTGGGATCATCAATCTCAAGGTAAGAGCAGTTGTACATTGCGGTATGATCGCGATCCAGTGCTGGACCAGCAGTCATAAGCGCTCTCATGCTTGGAAATACCTCGCGGTTCAATACAGCCTGACGGATATCTGGCCTCTCTAGGAGAGCAGGCTCCTTGTCAGACATGTAGTTCCACCAACGGTCGACAGTCTCTTCCCAAGTCTCACGCCGATTCTCCGACTCAAGCCAACGGGCATAGCGGGAAACGGCGATAAAGTTTTCAAACGTATTCATATATCTCAAACTCCTGTCGAGCCAAAACCACCAGTCCCACGGGGGGTGTGATCTAGTTCCTCGACGCTACAAAACGATGGTGACTTGAATTCAATAAACAAAAGCTGGGCAATACGATCACCATCCTCAATCGTAAAGTCCTCAGTTCCCTCGTTTCGTAGAAGAACGCAGATCTCTCCACGATAATCTGGGTCGATAAGACCTGGTGAGTTGGCGACTGTGATGCCATGCTTCATAGCCAAGCCAGACCTAGGAACTACCAGTACAGCCATTCCTTCTGGAAGAGCTAGCTTAAGACCTGTAGAGATCTTTTTAGTTTGATTTGGCTGTAGGATAATTGAATCAATTAGATCAGCCCTAAGATCCAAGCCAGCACTACCTAAGGTAGCCTTGCTAGGATAGCCATGCTTGCCAACCGAAGCATAAATAGTATTCTCCTTAGCGTAGACCTGAGAGTCTACCTTAAGGCTTGTTGGATTTCCGAATGTTGTTGTGTTGGCTGTATAGCTTTCCATGTCGTTCCTTTCTACTTCTCGTCTAACGTTCGTTTTCAACGGAATTCCTGGGGCAACCACCCCATGATTTCCTCACCCTCCCGCAGGATTCGGACGGCAATGCCCATTGCAATAGCCTTGTCTAGGGTGTATGCCCCACCATCTTTGTTAGGTCTTTGCTCGTACTGCGATAGCACAAGAGCTGTCCAGTTTTGGGTAGGTGTCGAGTCCAATAACTTATCTGCCTTTTTTGGTCCAAGCTTCCAGATTCCTGCCACATTGTCGGTTGAATCCCCAGTCAACCACTGTCGATAGAACCACCGATCAGCCTGTTCTAGTGTGGTTGTTTGAATTTCGATGGGGAAATCTGAGTCTTCTAGCCTTGGTACCCACCAAAGTCCAGGAACTTGCTGAAGATCCTTGTCGATTGTCACGCAAACCATGCGGCCTGCTGACTTCTCAATACCCATCAGATCATCGGCCTCGAGGTTATCTGCCATTACGACAGGGGTAATGTCCTTAAGAATATCTAAAGCATAGCCCATGCAGTCTGGCTTTGGTCTAGCGTTGCGGTGTTCCTTGTACTCTGGTAGGTACTGCTTTCTAAAGTTATCGGATCTGCTGCACGATAAAGCAACAGCACCGATGGTACAGTTTGGCGGGGTCCAGCGAATCAGATCGTCCCGCAACCTATCCTCTAGGAAGTCAGCACCCTCGGCATCAGCCCAGAATGCAGCACGGTAGGCAATGATGTCTCCGTCTAGGATTGCTTTCATAGCTCTAGCCCCTCATCAAGTTTGGCACGAAGGCGTTCGATTTCGGCAAGAAGTTCCTGATTGCGAACCGCGACAATCTCACACGCATGACAACCGCCTTCGTATCCATTCTTGTAGCGGTCAAGTTGCTCATATGCCTCGTCACGCTCTTTGATGAGATCATCTAAATCATCGTACCTTGGAATCACCATGAACCTCCCACATAGAAACCGTTATCGGCACAAACTCTGAACCACTTAGTCAAATCATTTAACTCTTGACTGTCACGCTGATACTTCTTGTATTCCTCTAGGCTATCTGCAATGTGCCGAATCACCGTGTTGTTAATCATCTCGGTATACAGAGAGACGTTGGCTATATCCAGCACAGTCCAGTAGTACTGCTTACCCCTGATGCTGTTGAGATCGTCGGTATTTCTAACCAACGACTCGGTACCAACAAAGGCATCGTTATCTGCAAGAATGTTTTCACCATCCTTGTATTCCTTATATGCAACTAGGTCAAGCCCCATCATCAAACTCTCCGAATAGATCCTCTAGACTAATCTTCTCATCTCGGTAGAATGCTGCACATCCAGCGCAGTCACACTTATCTCCCCACTTATGGGGCGATAGACCAAGCATGATTGGGAAGCGTTCGTTAAGCTTTCTCTCAAAGGCAGCGGCAGATCCATCGTTGTGAATCACCCACTCGAACATGTCCATATGGTCCTTGTCTCCGTTCTCGTAGTTGTTTGCTACTGCCTCTGACTCATGGTTGCGCCACTCTGCATCGTGATCCTCGAGCTTTCTATCGCCCGCTGAGATGAACATAACCTCGGCACCGATTGCTCTACCAAAGTTAATCTCATTCAGGTAGCGGCAGTCATCAACGATTACGACCCGCTCCTTCCAGAAGGTATCTGGATCATTCATGTTATCCATATCCTTCTTCTGAATATCAAGAAGCGAATTCATAAACATCTTTACCCAGTGATCTGGATCCTCGGCTCTCTTGGCTGCGCCAATATCCTGACAGAAGTCACGATACTTCTTTGGATCTGCATCCTTGGACAGCCCAGCCATCTCGGCTGCGTCCTTGATTGCCTTTGCAAAAGGAAGAATGACTGGGTTCATGTCATGCTTCTTGGCAAACTTCGATAGTAGATTTGCCGCAGTTGTCTTACCAACCCTGGCCTTTCCAGCAAAAAACACAACGATCATTTCAATCCTTTCATATACCTATGTAGATCCACTGGATGCCAGAACTCTGGCAAGCCAAGCAGTGAACACACGAATGTCGTACAGTTGCGAGGCCGTGTAAGACCAAGATACTTTCCAATAAAGTAGTAGAAGACAGCATCCCACACCGTCGTATCCGCGTAGCCGCTTGCAGCATCCATCAAAAGATCTAAGTCGACATTCATATAGTGGAATGGAACTTCTTCTACTAGGCAATCACTAAACAGCTTTAGCTTGTGAAGCCTTGCTTCATCAGCAACGGTTAATGTCACCGTTGTTGGCGTTGTATAGTTAAAAATAGGAGCAACATGTGTTATCTTACTTCTACCAACAAGCTGCGTTAGCTTTCCCCACCAGCCTTGATACTTTGAAAAATCAAAGAAACCAACACTAATGAGTATCTGCCCAGTTGTTTCCGACGTTGAACTCGGCATTGATAGGCATTTTGATTCCAAGTCTGGTACCCGCTTCTATTGCAGAATCGGTGATGATCTTGCCTGCCGCATCTGCAATGTCTGCGGGACAGGAGAACTGTAACTCGTCATGCACATACGCTAGTTGCTTGACCTTGTTACCGAATGACTTACGAAGATTGATGTCTGCTAGAATCATCCAGTACTTGCTGACCACGGCACCAGAACCCTGCAACAGGGTATTGAGTGCAGCGTGGGCAGACCGTACAGGTGCCTTGCGTCCATCCACTAGAGTAACGGTAGAAGACTTGGCCACCTGAAACTCGACATCGGCCTTGACCTTGGCAAGTGCGGGCAACTCCTTAAGGAACTTGTCCTTCAGAGCCTTGCCCTGCTTGGCAGAGCCGTCGATGATCTTGCCAACCTTGGCATCGCCAGCCCCGTACAGGAAGCCGTAGATGAATGTCTTGGCGTTGCTACGAGTTGGCAAACCAGCCTTCTCCTGATTGTGCGTATGGATATCTCCGTTGAGAATGACATCGGCATACGCACCGTTGTCATACTTGTGCATATAGTGGGCAAGCATTCTCAACTCAAGACCGCTGAGGTCTGCGCCAAGAAGTACATCACCCTCGTGTGGAATCCATAGCTCTCTTGCCTTGTGATCGCCAGATACCTGAGCGAGATTAGGCTGAGAGTGGGTACATCTGCCAGTAGCGGCACCCTGTACATTGACAAAGCCATGCACCTTACCGTCTCGGCTGTGAGATGCACGGGTAATCCAGTCATCTACCTGACCCATCAACTTGATGGTGTCGAAGTACAGTACAAGATGCTTTGCTTCTGGATATTCAAGATCCTTGAGAACATTGGCATCAACATTGGGATTGCCATTGTCAGTCTCTGGTGCAACCCAGCCGTACTTCTCATACAAGCGCTCGGCAATCTGCTTACGAGATCCAGGATTGAATACTTCGATCTTATCCTTGAGTCGCTTGCCAGTCTTCTCTGAGAATCTGACATGCACCTTGTCTGGAAAGATCTGACGCATCTCGTCTTCGATCTGCGCCTTGGTCGATAGCAGTTCGATACGAAGAGCATCGCCCTTGGATAGATCAAAGCCAAAGCCGTTGGACTGCTGTCGTTTGATGATGTCGCTGGCCATATGCTCGAGCTGAACAACACGCTCGTACTTGTTTGCCTTGATCCAAGTCTGCTGTGTATTGTAGATCTGATTGGCAACATGGACATCTTGAACGCAGTAGTCGATCATCTCCTGCGTCAACTCTGACCACGTACCCTGATAGTTGATCTTCTCACAGCCAAGGTACTTGCCCCACATCTCCAGCGAGTTACCGCCAAGTGGATGATTGCGAAGGTCTGGATACATAAGCTTGCTTACGATAAGCGAGTCATAGATCTTAGCCTTGCCAGTATACCCAAGCATTCTCTCCAAGCACTCAAGGTCAAACCCGTACAGGTTATGACCAATTAGCAGTTCAGCTTGGCCAAGGTAGGTGAGGAGTGGAGTCGATAGGTCCGCGCCAGTCCAAACCCTCACATCCTGAGTGTCGATGTTCTTCGTCACAACGACATGAACAACCGAACATTCCTTGGATGGCTGACCCTTGCTGTCCAACGTCAGTTCCATAAGGGCATCCGACTCGATATCCAACACCAGTTTCATTGAATCTCCTATCTGTTTGAGCCAACATCTGATCGGCAATGTTGGCAATCTCTTCGATGGTTAACCTGACTGCGCCGTCTCTGGTAGTACCAGGATGATACGTCATCGCAAGTACCGATCCAGCATACTGCGCCCACATTAGATATCGCATGTCATTGTACTGGCTCAAAGACTACCTCTCCTTCGTCGTTAGTAGCAAAGTCAATCTCACGCATACGACCACTGGTACGGTCATAGTAGATGGCAGTTGCCACACCAGCACGACCAGTCAGTCGATTCTTAAGCACACGAACGAGAGTTGTATTAGCCTTGATTGGATCTGTATTCTGTCGATCACGCTCAAGCGCAACAACAGTGTTTGGAACAGATGCAAGCGCACCTGAGCCGCGCAGATCCTGCAGGGTAATACGATCACCCTCCTCGTATGCCTTGTCTGTCTTCTTAAGTTGAGAGACGATGTCGACATGCACACCTGTACGGACAGCGAGTGAACGCAGTTCCTTCATCAGGGTGTCGATAATAATTCGCTCTGAACCACCGCCCTCAATGTCCTTGTTATCCATGCCCATTAGTCCCGCAGCAGCGGCAGTAATGTGGTCGAGAACAATGACATCTACCTTAAGAGACACAGCCATGTACTCCATCCTAGCGAGTAGGTTAGCCATAGCGTTGTTGCCAAGGTGATCGTAGATATACAACGCCGTCTGCGATAAACGTCTCTTCGCATCTGCATACTCCTCATCTGAGAACTGGTCGACAATGTCGATGTCGATTGGCTGCTTGCCCATACGAACACGCAGTTCGTTCATCATTTGTGCCGCACGGATTGCCCGCACTGGCTTGTTAATCATCAAGCTAATCATGTCATCCATAGTCTCTTGGGGTGATTCCTCGAGCATGATCGCACCGACAGACCGACCCTCTTCAAGGTGATGGTGCATCAGTTCGCGAAGGATGGTTGACTTGCCTGATCCAGTACCACTAGCCCATAGCGTAATCTCTCCGCTACGCTGACCGATAAGAAACTCAGACAGCCTGTCAAAGGGAAAGGGAAATACCTTTGCCTGTGAGACATCAATGGTGTCGATGATTCTCGACACATGGAGGATCTCGTCTGGGCTATAGACTTGAGCCTCCCAGATAGCAGACACGACAGCCTTACCGTTTGAGTTGACAAGACACTCGTTGGCATCCTTCATGGGAAGACGAGCAATCTTGCACTTACCTGGCGGCAGTAGTTCTGATACCTCACGCGCTGCCTGTTGCCCTGCATCGTCCATGTCGAAACATAGCACGACTTCCTGATAGGAAGACACGAATGACAGGTTGTCCTTGATTGACTTGGCAGCAGACTTGGCACCACTTGGTACAGATACCACTGGCCATGTGTTGCCAAGCAGTTGGCACACAGTCATGCAGTCGACCTCACCCTCGGTGATGACAAGACGCTTGCCGCCTACCTTCCACTGGTTCTGACCGAAGAGTTGAACACCCTTGGTATTGCCCTTCCAGTAGAACTGCTTGTCAGGACCGCGAATATGCTGGGCACAGATCTCGCCATCCTGACTGTAGTAGTTGGCGATCTCACACTCCTTGCCGTTGATGTTGGCTGACTCGTAACCATACTGGCGAACAGTCTTGTCATCAATCCGTCGATGAGGAAGCGCATCACATCTGCCATTAATCTTGTTGAACTCTGTCATCTTGATCGGCTCCTTTACAGTAGGTGCATCGCCATTACGATGATACCCGCAGCAAAAGCAGTGAGTATGACCGTCATCATAAACGGCGAGGTTGTCTCCTCTAGTATCGTTTCCACTTGCCCGACAACGTGGGCAAGCATCTCTTGCAATAACCGTAGATTCATTCTGTGTTTCCATTGAGTTCCTTGTAGAAGCAAACGATTCGTCCCTCGGCAATCTCCGTCAGAAGATTTAAGATACCCTCAACGGCTTCTGCGTCTTCGTCATCTGGGATAACGACAGGTAGGTTGTCATTTAGGATGTCGATCTGTTCAGCAAGTAGTCTCACATCAATGGGCGCTCGCCTCATAGCCTTACCAATACTCCGTTCTCATTCGTATACCATATGTCCTTGAATGTCTCGCAGCACCACCCAATGCAGTACTTGCAAGGGCGAGACATTCCAATGTTGCCAGTTGGAGAGATCCTTAGATTGACTAGTGTGCAATCTCGAGGATCAATACCTCTATCAATGTGGATTAGAGCCGACAACTCAGAGTGAATTGTCGGATACTTGTATCCCTTCTTGGCTGCAAGAGGATGAGTCTTTGCCCGATTCTCTTCGCCCACACTAACAATTCGACCTCGGTCAAGGAGAATACTATAGTGTGTTCTGACGCTTGGCTTGCAGATTCGTGCAAACCTAAGCAAATCTTCCAGATCCATTAGTAAGTTCTCTCCATGAAATTGGAAACAGCGCAGAACAGATTGCATCTACCCGTTCTGCATACAACTGAACCTCACGTTGTGCGTGACTGTCTACTCTCAATCCATACATTCTAGCCCAAGCATACAGGCTACCAGTCCAGATCCACTCAGTCATCATGCTCTGAGGCAATACCATTCTTGCCTGCTCGGCACAGATACCAGAGGCGATCATGTCCTTGTACAGCGTGTCAGCCTTACGATAGGATTGAATAGTATTCTCCACAAAGCCAGGGCTATTGTCATGTACTTCTGATGAACTGCCCTGCTTTACATTGTCTGCCTGTAGTCTATACATGTCGGGATGCCAATAGGTTGGCGATGCCTTGACGTATCTGCGAGACACCTCGTTCCAAGCAAAGCCTACCTGATGCTTCTGCAATTGTCGTGCAATGAAGATAGGCGCAGCAAACCGAAGCTTCACCATACAATGTGAGAAGGGACTCCAATGATTGTGTTCAGCAAGATATCGAATGAGTCTTGCGTTCTGATCTACCGTGAATACATCGGCTGTTTTTGACATGCTGACTCTTGCCGCATCGCATACAGCCTCATCATCTCCCATACGGTCCACTAGTGAAACGATTTCCTGATGCTTGATTACATACGACTCTTGACTATCGAACTCAATGACCTTCAATGTGGTCTCCTTTCTAACGTTCCTGAGTGGACTCGAACCACTGGCCATTCGCTTAGAAGGCGAATGCTCTATCCAACTGAGCTACAGGAACATAGTGCCGCCCGTGGGACTCGAACCCACACTGTACAGATTTTGAGTCTGTTGACTCTGCCATTGGTCTACGACGGCGTGAATAGTAGGGGTGGGAGTCGAACCCACATGAGCGCGATTATAAGTCACGACCTTTTACCAAATCTATCAGGCACCCTACCGTGAATGAATGCCCCCGTGTTTCCACGGGGACACTCGCATTACCAAGCATAGTTATTGGCAAAAGCCATAATAGACTCGGACGCGCACTTGAACGCGTTGACTGGGATAATGAACTCATCACCAGTTTCGGTAATGAGGATGACGTTATCTGGCTTGTCACTTCCCATCACAAACTGAAGTTCGCCATTAAGAAGTGCAACGCTAAACTCAACAACATCATACTTAATCTCTGTGTTTTCGCTCATAGTTCATTAACCTCTACTGTAAAGTAACCTTCGTCTGCCCATTCCTTACGGGCAGCAATCTTGACAATTTGATTATCGTCTAACCAGACGATACCATTACACGAATCCAACACAGCCTTGACATAGTTGTCAATATCTGGTCGTGGGTAATCCAACTTGGATGTCTTAGGTCTGGTGGGGTAGACCCCGATGGTGACATCAATAGGTCCAGCCATCGGGGTCCACTCACCTAATACATCCACTATGATTGGTTGTACATCCTGACGAAAGGTCTTGTACGGACCTGAATAGTAGGATCCCCACTTGCTGACTCTCGGGCGTGAAGCCGCGACAGGGCTAATGGGAAACACCCACTGCATCAGAATGGAACCTCGTCATCCGTAATGCCTACGGCAGGCTGAACCACAGTTGGCTCAGTCTTGCTTGGGGTAGGAGCAGTCTCACCCACAAACCCGCCGTCAATAGCATCGAACCCGTTGGTACGTGGACTATAGTCATCGCTATTCTTCTCAATGATCTGAACACCATTAAGATAGAATGACATAGCCTTCGTTGGCTTAGTCAGTACAACAGGAGCAAGCTTAAGACGAACAATATCACCCTTGAACGGAACAGCTGTAGTGTACTGTGCCGACGCATCTTGACACGGGAACGAACCCTTGTCAATGTGTGTCTTGCTCTTGAACTTGATGGTCTTGGGTGAGTCTTCATCCTTCTGATAGATTCCATTGATCTTCTTACATCCGTTCTCCGCTGCAATACGCTTAAGTTCTGCCTCGAGTTCGGGGGTGAGTTCCACCGAAACATTATGATTGGCAGACGCCTCGCCAAACTGTGCGTCAGGCTTTGAAAGCGAAGACCAAGTCACGACAAGCTTACCAGTGATAATGTTCTTGATACGATCAGCCATTAGTCAGCTCCTTCTACAGTGTTCTGTTCCGAAACGATACCGTACTCCTTCTGCTTCTCTTCAAGACCTTCGATTACAACAACCGTCTCCTGCGCCCACTTCTGGAGAAAGGCAATGACATCGTTAAGTCTGTTGAGATTCATTCCAAGATACTCGATAACCTCATCCGCCGTCACAATCAACTTCTTCTCTTCGGTTTCCATTTACCAGCAACTCAGACAACTTATTCAGTGTCTGCTCCATAGCAGTCTCCCATTGATCGGTAGGAGACTTGATTGAAAAACCCGCTGCCGATTCCAGCGGGAACATGAACAGATGCATCAGTTCATGCACAATGGTTTCCTCGACATCACCATCCATGATATTCTTCATAATCTTGATGGTGCTAGTCATGTGATTTGGGTCGTACTCATTAAAGCCGTACACCTTACCGTCCGACTCATCCATATCTGAGTAATAACCCCACTCAACCTTGATCTTCCAGTTGGTCAGACCAAGATCCTTCTGCCACTTACGGGTAATCTTTCTGACCTGTTGAAGATTCATAGATCAAGCAACTCCAGATAGGGATGCCCATCAATAACAACACCGCATGAAAGGATTGGCTTCTTCATATAGGCAGATCCATACTTCATTGCTGGGTGTTCACGGTCAACTCCAGACCCAACACTCATTCCGAAGATACGAGAGGTTGGTCCACAGATCCAGTTAATACTGGCTACACTGTGGAAGTGACCAACCACAACAGACTGAAGCCGCATCTTTGCAGAGTTGAATGCAGGATATACTCCACCAGAACCAACACCATGATAATAGTGAACACCGTCGATGTCAACTGACGGAACCCAATCCCATTTAGGTGTGCCATACACATCCTTATAGGTGCGAAGATAGTGGTCTGGAATACCAGCATCAGCAGCAAGTCGAGCAACACGCTCGTCGTGATTGCCAATGGTTACAGTAGCCTCTGGAAACGCCTTGATCCACTTCTTTAGTTCAGTCATAGCCTGACGGTACTCATCCATTGCGGCGGGATTTTCAGGATGCTTCTTGTGAAAGGAGATGGACGCGTGGTCCACGACATCACCGATAAACACAGTACGGTTGGTGTCGTACTTCTTCTGAATCTTCTTCACAAACTGCATATACTTAGGATGTACAGCAGGACAGTGAAGATCACCGATTACGAGAACTCTTGCCATATCGTTTGGTCCAATCCTCTTTCCACTGATCGGCAAGAGACGGAAGAGGTTCACCGTCAGCCTGCTGTATGGGAGAGTACACATCAATCTCTCCACGCCTATGTGCCTGTTGAATGGGCGACAGGTGAGACACATCGTCATACCTGTACACCTTACCAGTCAGTTCAATCTTGGGTGTCTTCTTTTTCTTCGACGAAGATGTCGACTTTGACATGGTCTACCTTCTTTGCTTTTCGTTGCTGCAAATAATTCTTAAGATAAGACAAAAACATCAGGTTCATAAAGTTGGTTGTACAGAAGTACACCAAGTTGACTGGTGTTTTCTTTCTGTTGGACATGGCTTTATAAATCTGCTTTGCCGCCTCCTCTACGGTACCTTCATTACATATAATAAAGACGGGTGTATCTTCTTTCAATGGAAGAAGTACTCGCTTTCCAATACCTGATTGATATCCAACTCACCAACTGGAGGAACTGGTGGAAGTTCGATACCAAGATAGTCTTCGAGTTCTTCCTTCATTGCTTGCAACGGATTGCTACTATGAAGATTGACGAACTCTCGTCTAGTGATTCGTCTCAGATCATCCACCTCCGTAGCATACACTCCATAGGAGTCATGGATGAAAGAGAACGATGACATACCGCACTCTGTTGCACAGGCATTGATCGTTCGATACATATGACTGGCATCAAGAGAGTGGATTGTATTGGGTGAGATGCCATTCGTTGCTCGTAACTTATCCACACAACCCTTCTTTGATAGGGCGAATAGATAGTTTCGCTTAGTCGACGTGAGCGAATCAATGTTTAGAATGATTCGTTCACGCGGTACATATTCGTGAGCAACCTGAAACCCACATGGAGTTGTCCAGTTTAGTTGCTTGTTCATCTCACACGCAGTCTTGCATACAGACTTGAGCCACTCCTTTCCCTGATTTGGAATAGTAAGGAGAGTATTCATTGCAGCCTGCACATACTTAGCCAAGGCATTCGCAGCCTTGATACGATCTTTCTCAAAGACCCAGTCAAGATGTCTGTCGTTGACAAGACCATCAATGATACCGCGAAGGGTAACACCATATGGATCAGTCATTACAGCACGCTTCACTACCGAGCGTGATATCTTCCCATCCCAATAGGATAGAAACACATCAGCCCACGGATCGTTATAGACATTGGATTCAAGTTCACGTGTAACCATGTTGGCTACATAAGCATACGCATCCTGAGGTTCATCGGCTGGTACTAGATTGACAAGTTTACCGATGATGGGATCGCGAGAGATAGCAGCCCAATGCTGGATACCGTTGCATGAACCATCCATATTGACTGGTAGTTGAGTCATGCCGTCAGTACGGCACAACTCGAAGACGGCGGCAAGTCGTTGAAAGGATTGATTCTTCTTAGACTTGTCATCTGCCCAGAGACTGGTCGTTGCATACGGATCGTCATTGATTGATTGCAACATAGACATGTTGTCATCAACCCACCTGACACGATCAGCAAATGACTTCTTATCCTGATCGAACAGATTGGCAACAGTTACCTTCAGCCAGTAGAGTCCACGTTCGGTTTGCTTTACTGGCTTGGCAAACATGATAAGACTTCTATCTTGATCGCCTGACTGTGGAGACAATAGATCGGTTAGAGTATACGCCCTAGATCGGAAGTCTACGGTATACGAGTGATAGAAGAAACCATAACCGTCTAGATCCCTGGCAAGAGATAGACGCAACAACATTCTAAATCTGTCGTTGGCTCTCTTGTGCCACTCATCCCATAACCTTCTCTTATCCTGCATGACAGTCTCCATCATTGCATCGTCTTCTACTCTAGAGAATAGAAGATCGTCCTTCTCATAAGGAGGAAGGTTTGCAATCTTGGAGTTGGACTTGAACAGCGTAGACATTACATCAAGTACCCTGGTATTGATTGCCCACTCCGTAGACATCAGTTTGTTTAGACCATCGACTACTTCCTGAGATGGTTTTGACAATCTGAACTGCGTACTGAACTCGTCATTATACCAGAACACAACATCGCCACGAACAAGAGACTTGCGAAGATGTTCCGTATGCACACCGCCAGTCGCATCTACAGTGTGCTTGATAGGAGGAACAATCATTGGTCGATATAGAATCTTAGCCCACACTAGAAAGTCAGAGTGGGCTTGCTCAAGACCAGCAAGTACATCGTCACTGAATACGACGTGAGTTCTTGTGTCGTTTCCAGACAGTCGTACTGTATGTGCGACCGCAATACCAGAAGCAACCACGATCTCAATCATGTGGGCAGCAAACTTTAGAAGATCCTTCTGCTTGATCTTCTCTGTATTCTTCTTGTGAAACTTGATGAACTGATCGAGTCTCTTCTTAGTCCAGTTCTTCACCGCTCTATTGGCAAGAATCCAAGCACCCTTGTTTTCCTTTCTGATTTCTTTGATATCAGAATAGCGAACAAGGTCAGAGGCAATACGACGAACTAGATCCTGCCACTCAGTACACTGAGAATCTTTGTAGAAGATAAGACCACGAACCAAAGCACCAACGACAATGACAGATACAGTTTGAGGACCGAGATCATAGATGGGTTGAACCCAAGGTCTTGAACGCTGTGCCTTGGACAGATAATCCATGATCGCATCCGACAACATTGTCGATGACTGCATTACAAAGTTGGATACTGGAGTGTTTGACTCCATACACGAATCCAGTTTTGCCGTAAAGTTCTCTAGGCTACGCTCAAACATAGCCTCTTCTTCTACTGCATTTAGTAGTAAGCGTCTGGACTTTTCTTCGCTAGGTAGATCCAACCATAAAGATCCAACACAAAGGTTATTCATATACCTCCTCTAGGCTTGTTCTGTATGGGTTGATTCACGCAAGGAACGCCCTCGCTTGTGTTCTACTCACCGTCTAACGTTCGTTGCTCACAAGTTATCCACAGCGAATCAACGATCCTCCTCCTCGTCATACCAGTCCTCATCATCATCGTCGGGATCTTCGCCAACATACTCCCACCCATTATTGTATCCAGCCTCACACCGCTCCTCCCACAGAGCATCGACATCGGGGAAGTACTCGTCATCATCAACAAACATTAGATCACCACTCCTTATTCATAGAGTCAACCACACGGTCAAGAAGTTCAGACTGACAGAAGTCATCAATGTCAAGGTGATTATTGGACTTTGCAGACTTGATCTCCATAGCCTCGAAATCCTCTACCGATTCAGCGTCAACAAAGTGTAGACCAAGGTCTGGCATAGTGTAGGTAATCCTACCAGACACATAGTAACCCTGCTCATCCATTTCAATATAGGTGTTGGTAAAGTACTCGGTACTTGTCACTTATTGATATCCTTATGATAGGTGCTGGTAATCTTATACGGACCATTGAGTGAAATACCAGACCACACAACTTCAACACGACCATCAATGATAGCCTCGAGAAGTTCCATAAGATCATACAGTGCGTCCTTGATATCCTGATCCGTTTCCTTGATAGTAACAAGAGAGACATACTCTGCCTGCTTCTCGAGCAGTGCGAGATTCACGATAGGAACACTCACTGGATAGCCTCCTTGATAGCGGTGATGATAGTCTTGCGACCATCCTCAGTAGAGAAGAACTTGGTCAGTGCCGAACCAATCATATTAGCGTCGAGAACATCGGAGACAGCGTCGTGGATAACATCCCTATTGTCATCAATGTAATCCTTAGTTGCACGACTGACAACCCAGTCACTGATATGCTCGCTAGGATCAAAGTCATACGAGAAGTAGTTCGTTACTGCGTCCGAAATCTCATCGGAAACCATACTACGATCAATCTCAATCTCGGACTTCTCATTAGCAATGAGATTCTTGAGGTACTTCTCAAACTCATTCACGATATTCTCAGTAGTCATTCTTCTGCATCTCCTTCCAAGTAAGATAGGTCACGAAACCAGCACCGACAGAACAGCACAACCAGAACAGAGACTCCTCCTCAAACGCGTTGAGAACACAGACCGCCGTTGCTGCGCTCATAAAGAGCAGCACAAACATATCGAAAGCAAACACCTTGAACTTAGAATCCATTGTCAACACCACCTTCCTTTAGATAGCCTGCGAACTCCATACCTGGCTCGTCAAAGAACCAAGTAATATGAATATCGGGATACATCTCATACAACTTGTGGTAGATACCCTCGGGCGGACCCCAAGCAGTATCGAAGGACAGTTCAACACGACCATCCTCGCCATCAATATCGACATAGACATCATCAATATCAATCTTGCCGACATCCCACTTGACACCCCAGTTATCACAGCACCAAGAGTACCAGTTGTCAGCACCATACTTGTCCTTGAGACTGTCGAGATGCTTTGCCATCTCTTTAGTCAGTGCATTGTCGAGATGCCACTGAGTAGTCTCTGCGTCCCACTCATACTGCCTAGAATATTCAAGAACCTGTTCGGCAGTTCGGGGACGGGGACTGATAGTTCCAATCAGTTCCTGCGGCATGGGCATGATACTCTGAAAGAAAGGAGTATCAGTATTGATGTGGTTGTCGATAAACTTCTTGATAGTATCGGCATCACCACTAATAGTAACCTTATTGTAGCACCAGTTCGGCATTGTCAGATCTCCTTTACTTCGATGACTTCGGAATCAACAGACTCGAGCGTTTCCTCGTGGACACGCTCCCACATCATATCATATTTGCGCCTATTGAACTCTGCCATAGCATCATCTTCAGAGTTCACATCCTCTACAACGATTTCGTACACACAGTTCACAGTCTCAAGTTGTTCAACAGTAATCACATAGTCAGGCATTACGATTCCTCGTACTTTCTTCATCAATGGAGATCTCGGTAGTCTCGCTATCCCACACATCAATATGATCGAAGTCGAAAGACCAAGGATCTTTCTTCCACAGTTCGATGGCTTCCTCGAGAGAGTCAGCCTCAACATAGAAACTCATATCTCCCCAGGAAACTTCCGTGTAGTTGCACACGATATCAAACCTAGGCATTGGCAGATTCCTTTCTCATAAGATGGACAAGATACTGACGAGCATCATCCTCGTCACGAAACCCATCGACAATCTTATTGTTGTGTACAACAAGCCACCAACCACTGTCGTGATAGACACACCACAAACCATTAGACATTAGTCTTCTCCTTGATACGATCAGCGATACCCTCGAAGGAACACCCACCATCATTCAGCATAGAGATGTCGATGAAACGCATACCAAGATCGCTCAACTCACCGACAAACTTATTCCACTCGACACTGGTAGTTGAGGACACCTTTGGCATAAGAGTAGACGAACCATCCTTAGTATCAGTGAAGATAAACTCATACACCTTGTCACCTGGCTTCAGATACAGAGGCAGATCAGTATCCTCATAGGTATAGCGACAGATTGGACTGCCATCGGGAGCCTCATGCTCACACATATCCTTGGTAACATGCAGTACACAGTTCATAGGAA